CTTCGAGCCCGTGTCCTGGCCCTGAATGTCGCTCCCGCGCTGGGTGATGTTGTCGAGGTTGCTGCGGTCGTAGGTGGAAATGATGTAGGCGATCGCCTTCTCGGGATCGTTCGGGTCCGGCACGACGTCGTACTGGTGCGGGGCCAGGACGCGCAGGCAGATCTTCCCGTCTTTGGGGATCACCTGAATGCAGCACTGGTCATGGAGCTTGTACTTCTGGTTTGCGCGCTTGAGGGCGACGTTCACGCGGAAGTCGTCGTAGAGGCCAAGCAGGCCGTTCTTAAGGTCCGCCTGGGCTTCTGTCTCGGCCCCCGCCTGGCTTTCGAGTTCGATATCGCGCACGGGCGGGCGCTTGTAAAGGCTCGCCATCTCGTCCACCATCCGGCGCGAGAGGTTAATCGAGGTGCAGGTGCGCATTTCCTGTACGGTGCGGGTGGAGAATTCGTTGAGCAGCGCGGCCAACACGTGAGGGCGCTGATGGTCGTTGTAGACGTCGTGGCGCTTGGCGTGCTCGGCTTTGCGGCGCTTGTTCTCGTCCGACTCGATTTCCTGGATGATCTGCTTGATATTCAGCAAGGGGCTACCTCGGGATTTGGTACACGCTGTTTGGCCTTAGAAGTGTGTCATGTTTATTCACGAAATAATATCTGGCAGCGTCCACGGCATCGTCATCCTCTTTTAGAGGGTTCTCATTCGTGATGACGCCATTCTTCTGAGGGTAAGAGTAGTTCTTAAAGTTGTCTAGCGTTTTGGGCGCCTTTACTTCATCAATGATGAACCGCGAGATGCCCTTGGTGTTGCGGATGTAGGAGCGCACGATGCTTATGCCGTGCTGAACGCCAGAGGCGCGGAAGCGGAAGTTGATTCCTTTAGCCTTGAACCATTGGACGTTGCTGATCCCCGTTTGTTCGCGCTCCTGGTTACCGGCAATGTCGCAAATCCATTCCGTGATCTTGTAGGGCTTGCTCATGATCTGGTCGTAGAGCTGATCTATCTTGAGCTTTGACTTTACGATCTCGTCGAACAGGTAAACCTTGTCATTCCTGCGGTCGTACTGGATGAACAGGCAGGCCATCTTGTGCGCCCAGCCCCAATCAACTACCACGTAGGTTTCCAGCTCGGGGTTGTAGACGTAGCCGCGCGTGATATTGGCGTCCGAGAACTCGTCATAGACAAGTGCTGTTCCGGGCACTGACCAATCGATTTCGAACATCTGCCGGAACGTGCGTGGGTCGAGGGTGTCTTTCAGGCGCTCGAGCTCAGAGCGCGGATAGTATGGATTATCCGCCGTGGTCCACTCGAAGCACTCCGAGTCGGCAAGTGGCTTCTCTTTGAAATGTCGATAGCACCAGTGGGATTTGGGGTTGTTGTATTGCGTGCCGAGCGAGCCCGTGCACCAGATGTAGCCCTGCGTATCCGATACGCGCGCCATGGCTTCGAGGAATATCTGCTCGTCCATCTGAAAGATCTCGTCTAGCCAAATGAAGTTGGCCTTAATGCCCTCTAAGCGCTGCGGTTTGTCTGCGCTGATGCCGTAGATCCTTGCGCCGTTGTTCCAGTCTATCTCCTGGTGCGTCTGGTGGTAGTTGGTGACGAACGGTTTGGCGTAGGCGAGGAGCTTCTGGAGGCTGAGCCTGCGGAGCATATCGGAGGTTGGCGCGATGACTACGCCTATGTAGGGGTCAACGTCGGAGTGCCTGTATCCGCGCGTCTCATTGATGCACAGTACGGCCTCCATTGCGCCCGCCTCGGTTTTGCCGCCCCTCTTCCCCGCGAACGCGCCCCTGATTCGCGCTGTAGACAGGTGGAAATCCTCCTGCCTATCGTGCGGGTTATACTCCACGTTACGCCTTGCGTGGTTTGCTGAAGTTCACAGTCAGCGTGCCTTTGGCGTCTTGACTGACTTCGTGTTTTTCACTTTGGCCCAAGTATTGTTTTCCAAGCCAGATTAGCATGGTGACGTTTCCGCCCATTGCGATCTCGATCTGTTTTTGCTTGAGCTTAATTCGTACTGGTTCTTTCTTTTGGTCTTTGTATTCCGTAAAAGTGAGATCGAATTTTTCCTGTATTCGTCGCTCGATTACTTCACGCGCGGCCTTGATAGTTTGCTGAGAAACTTCTTCGCCCCACTTGATAAGCTGCCTTTCGGCGCAGTAGTTGAGGCTCGCATCTAGCGTTGCTAGAGAGTCCAGCGTATGCCAGTCCAGTTCCTTGCGCGGTCTGCCCATGGTGCTACTGGACATTAGTTAATCCCCGAAAGAAGTTGTTTATAAATCTGGTCCGCAACCCTTTGCATCATGAAAGGCGGAACGCTCATGCCACAAAAATAGCCTACGTCCTGATCGAAAAATTGATAGTCATCGGGAAACGTTTGGAGGCGGATTATCTCTGAGTCGGAAAGGAATCGCTTATCCTGCGGGTGCATGTGCCTATTCGTAGCCGTGACCGTAAGAGTTGGCCGATCCATTTCAATCCTCTTCTGGCTATCGAAGCCGCCAATTTCCCCGAGGCCTTTCCCCGGATGGATTCTGTCATAGATGACTCGCAAGCGATCGGGTAGGGGCTTTCCGTTTCCGATCGTTCCAGCTACAGCCTGTCGAAATGAGATTGGCGTCTCATCGAACGATAGATTTATCTTCGGAAGGGCGAGATCCTTCCTCCTGCAGATAAAAAATGAACGCTCCCGGCGCTGCGGAACGCCCATAGCTGAGGCGTTGAGCAGGAATAGTTGAACATCGTAACCGGCGAGATTGAAAAGGTTGAAAATTTGCTTCACATATCCCTTGGCCTTGCCAACAAGTAAGCCCTTCACATTCTCTGCGATCACGACCTTAGGCTGCAGGATTCGCGCGGTTTCGATGTAGTGGAAAAACAAATCATCCAATATCTGATTGGCTTGGCCCTCGCGGAATTTCTTTTTTTCGCCCCACAGGCGATGCCGCTTTCCGGAAGTCGAGAAGCTAGAGCAGGGTGGCGATCCATCAAGGATGTCGAGCTTGAATAACTCAGGTGGAATATCGGTGCGCGGCAGCCTGTTGAACTGCTGCACGCCCATGAGGAAGCTGTGCTTTGGTTTGTGATTTTCACGATAGATCTTCATCATCTCTGGATCTATCTCGACGCCGCCAAGCACATCATAGCCAGCGAGCTTGTAGCCCATTGTTGAGCCGCCGCCGCAGTGGAATATCGAAAACACAGACTTTCCGTTTTTAGGAACGTCTTTTAAGTCTGTAAGATTCCACGGCCCGGTTCTAAGTTGCATCGTTCCACTCGAACCCGCACTTTGGACATTCATGTTGGAAGTTGTCGAAATCATCTGCGCTTAGTTCTTCAGCGCCTTCAATTGGCTGAAGCTCTTCAATTTCCACCGGATAAAAACCTAATAGGTCTAAATCCAGTTCCGGAAAGTTTAGTGCCTCTGCTGATACCATCTGCATATCCGTTTCGGCCAGCTCTGCGATCTTGTTATCAGCTACCATATCGGCGAACTCGTCGGCTTCTGTGGCGTAGTCCTGACGGTCGACGGGGGCTTGCGTCCAGGCGTTGAGTTTCGCAGCGGCGAGGCGACCGTGGCCTTTGACGATGAAACCGGAGCGCTTGCTGACGACGATGGGTGAGCGCCAGCCTTGGTGCTTCATGATCTTGGCGAGGAGTTTGATCTGGTCGTCGGGGTGTTTGTTGGGATTGCGAGGGTTTGGCACGAGCAGGTCAATGTCTGCTAGCTCGGTGTGTGCGCACTTTATTTCCAAGGGTCACCTTCCTCTGAGGTAATTACGAATCGCTGCTTCGTATAATCTGAGTATGGCGAGCCTTATGGATTTTGCAAGGTCTTCGCTTGGTTCCGGGATGATCGGGCGCTCGCGTTGGCCGTTGGCGCCTTCCCTGTGGCCCTGCTCGAGCGTCTTGCCGTAGGCATCGAAGAAGCCAATCGTGATCTGCCCGCGCACGGGGGACACCTTCGACTTCAGCCCCGAGAGGAACTTGCCTGAAAGGGTGAGGTTGACGGGCCGGTTGCGCTTGTCCGGGAAGTCTTCTTTTACTTGCTTGCTGCCGGGATACTTCTTGGGGTCCTTGTATCCGGGGAAGCGGGGCTTGCCCTCGATGGGGGAGAGGCCCTTGGCGATCTTTTCGAGCATCAGCTTCACGATCAGGTCGCCCGTCGCAGCGGCTACCTTCGTGTTCACCTTGAGGTTTGAGTCGTTCAGGAGCTTCTTGATCTCCTTGAGTTCAACCCTGACCTTAGCCATCTTCGAACTCCCGCAAGATCCTCTTGATGTTCGCCGTGATAGAGCGCTTGAGGCTCTCGTCACCTTGAGGGATGAACTGGCGGCGGTAGTCCTTTTTCATCTTGCCGTCACCGTATTGCCCCGTAATATGTCCCTCGGCTTTTCCGTATTGGTCTTTGCCGAGGTCGATCACCACCTTACTCCCCCGCACTTCGACGGAGAGGGAGTCGAGCATTTCGCCAGAGAGTTCGAGGTTCGCAAACTTCGCGCCCGATTCGTGCGCCTTCTCTTTGGCGTAATCTGGCGTCAGGTTCCTTTTCCACACGCCACCAGATACCGGGCTCCGCGCATCGCCGATGTAGTTCAGCAGCTCTTCCTGGAGGTAGGAAGCGACCGCCTCTCTCGCATCACGGCGAGCATTGCGGGGAACCTCTATTTCAAGTTCAGAAATAGGGTCGAAGGTGAATGGTTTGAATTTCTGACGCGCCATGAGTTCAGTGTAGAATGAAGTATGCGAAAGTTCCACGGATGGCTACTTCTCGTTCCCCTGACCTGCGCTCAGATTTGCGAAAAGCAGTTCTATGCGGCCGGTTTCGAGATCGAAGGCTCAAAGGAAGAGTGTTTCTGTGCCGACAGAGTCCGGCGCGACGCCCCCACGCCCCTTGAAATCACCCTGAAGTGGGTTCATCCGAAACCAAAGACGGAGG